TTAACCAAACTCGTGTCAACCTTAACGGATAACTTTTGCGATACATGAAGTGAGTAATCCTTTCCATGCAATAGGTTAGCGTTCTCGCCAATACCCATGTCAATGATTAAATTACGATTTACTTTTATGAAGTCGTCTAATACTTTCTTCATTGTCAAGGCACGACCATAGGCATCTATAATCGCTTGTTTATTCTTCTTGCTAACACTAGCAGAACTTTGGTGTGCTTTCTCTAGCACTTCTAATATATTAACAGCTTTCGACATTTTATTATCCTTTCGTCTTTCTAGTTAATTATCTCTTTATATACTATCCCACTTTATTTGTCAATAACTTTTTTTATTTTATTTTTCCAGAAACTCCCAGCGGGGTGTCCTGTGTTAACTTATATACCCACGACCACGTTCCTGCTTCAGCGATGGAATGGAGACTCATGACAGAAACCGTTCTAAGATTTGCCAACCAAACTGGTACACCAGCAGCGTCCCCGCAAGAGTAGCTTGGGGTGACACTACTAGCGCTACTATCCAGGCGAATGCAGCAATGTAGATCCAATGCATCAGGCTAGTCCAATCATCTCTTGCATCTGTTCCCACTCTGGTCCTGGCTGCAGCTCCAGCTTAGCACCATCCATCCAGTCCAGAAACCAGTATTCCAACCTATGCAGCTCACGGTTTTCGTTAACGTATCCACGCAGCTCGTCCGACGGGCCTCCCCAGGAGAACTGCCAGCGCCAGTAACCTTCCAATTGGTCGGTGAATGTATGCGGTTCAACGTAGTCAAAGCCCAGGGGCTCAAACTCATTGTTCTTAAGATCTTTCTTCCTCAGCTCCCACTGTTCTTGAATGCGCTCTGCGCAGGTCTTCTCGTAATCTTTCTTTAGTGCTTCAGTCATCGTTCTACCTTTCTAATGTGGGTCGGTGTCCTAGGAACTTCGAAACGGATTCGGTGCCGACCCTGATACTTATATAGTCCCATCTTATTCGATAGTCAAGAGGTAATGAAGATAAAGTTCCACAACAGTCAGGTGTTGCCTTCCCACAAACCTTACTACATGTGCTTCGGAAGGCAGAGGCAGACGATGGAGATGGAGATCCACCACAGGTTCCTGGCACGGGCTGCACCAGCTGCAGAGTCATCTACACTACTTACTGGCGGGTTTCTGCGGTGATGGAGGTAATGGAGAATGGAGAATGTAGTCCTGAATGTCAGCCCACGCTGCCTGGGACGCTGGAATGGTCCAAGACTTACCTGCATTATGCGGGGTCAGCGAAGCGATGGAGATGGCGATGGAGCTCGGCCAAATTGAAAGTAACAGGGGATCGGGGGTCTCTGCCATAATAAATCCACGACCACCTTGTAAACTATGGCTAAAATGCCAGCTTTTTTGAAAAGGGCTTAATCTAACAATGTTACCTTTTGTTACTTTTTTTAACTCGATCCAAAACATAATATTATCTTTGCAACCATACACATCTGGAACACCTGGCATGGCCCAACTCTCTATCCTAGTAAAGAATATATCTGGCATATTCTTCTTAATTGACTTCCAAAGTTTTGACTCTGGCTTCATATGGTGATCCCAGCAAGGCTCGAACTTGCGACCCATTCCTTAAAAGGGAATTGCTCTACCATCTGAGCTATGGGATCAATCAAACCAAGCAGACCAAATTACAACTAACAATAAAACTCCAACCACAAACTTCCAGCCACCTGTAATTAAAATGGCATACCAAAAATTATGATGGTAATTATGTGGCACTTGATTTTGTACCAAGTCAACCAACTCTAACTCATCTATATCTCTCATGGCTGTAGCTTCATAAGATCTTGTAACTTGTTAAACCACAACAAACGAAACTCAAAATTATCTGCTCGAATCATAGCTTGTTGTAACCAACCAACACGACTCCAAAACAATTGCTCTGTCATGGGAAGTGGATTGTATTCTGTTACTGGAGCATACACACCATCAAAGATATGAGTGTAATCGTAATTCTTACCCATCTTGATTTGCTCCCTCACTACCTTTATCATGTTCTGAAACATAAACATCAATCATGTTGGCAATAAAACTAAATTCTTCTGCTGGTGTGCGACCTGTGTGATCCCAATCCATTTTACCGTTAGTCTTACAAATACCAGCAATGGTTTCTAACATTTTAATAGGGCTCATTTTACCCTCTCTATAACTTGTCATCTTTCATTCTCCTTTACATTAATTATCAACTCAACATCTCTTGTAGACCACTCACCATTAACTGTCTCGTGCCACTGCTCTAACAAAGGCACTAACTTTTTTAAATCAATACCGTCAGTACCATCAAGACTGGCTAACAACTGATTCTTTTTACTCTTACCATTAGTCCACTTTGTACCAATGTTATTCACTACGTATTTATCAATATGCATAACTTTCTCCTTTTTGTATTATATACTCCCAACTAATTAGATAGTCAAGGTCTATTTTCAATTTGTTTTAACGGTTTTACTTCCTCTGCTTCATCAGTAATATCATACTGTTTCATCATATCTTTAATTTTTTGTTCAACCTCAGCTCTAGACATTTGTTCAATTGATCCATGCATAACTGTCAGCTTCTTGTCATACAAATTCACAAGCTCTCCCCTGGCACGCTCAGCTGCAACAGCATTACCTAGTAAATCTTTGTCTATTGCTCTATCTCTAATGCGCTGTAATACAGCTAATGATCTTTCTGTTGTACATCTATATCTCTCTGCATTTGCAGATACCTCAGCATTTATTGCTTCAACAACCTTTGGAAACAACTTCGGGTTCTGCAGCTCGGATGCCGTGATTCTACAACTATTCTTAGCATACCCAGCTTCGTATGCACATTGCGATGCAGACTTAGCTCCTTCACTATGCACCAATAGTAACACAAAATTCCTTTGTCTTTTTGTTAATTTAGTAGTGTATACTGTGTCAGATACAGCTACAGGTATTTCAACGGTTGTTAATTCTTTACTTTCCATAGATGTTTTTTACAAAGTAATTCAATATAATAAAAAATCCTACAAAATGCGAGTTTTTTTCGTAAAATAACTACTATTTGGTAACATAGGTAACATGTAAAGATATACTGATGTTACCTAAAAAGCTAAGTATTCTGCTAGAAGTAACATGGTAACATGGTAACACGTAGGTATAATAAATTACTAGATAACTCTATCTAGGTAAAAACATCTATACAAATAGCGATTTAACTAAAAAACTTAGGATCTTCACGAATTAATCGTAATGCCTTGTCCAATGCCTCTCTACCCTCAGTAACGATTTGCTCCCATTCTTCAGGCGTATAGGTTCTGTTAAATTTGGTGTTAAAGAACTCCACATGGAAGTTCGGGCATTTATTGCACTTTTTTACTGTTCTTATTGGGCTTGTTGGTAGTGTTGTGTACATATCGTTTTATCCTTTGTAACGGAAATAAAACCACATTCTCGGGCAATTTCTTCTTAAAATAAATAGAATCCATTATTTGCATATGTTTAATGCGTTCAAACTGGTTGGTCCGTGAGGCGAGAATCGTGTCCAGTAAGTCTCTTTGCTTTAATATTTCTTCGTGTTTCATTATCTTTTAGGAGGTAAACCTAGTTTAGGTTTTATTGTTTTAGGTTTCTTTTTATCATCCATGATTTTTTTACCTAGTAATGCTGCACTAGCAGCACCTGTCATGGCTAAACCTGTTGTGAGCGCTGGATCATTTGTTGATTTTCTTTTTTTCTTCCTCAATTGTTTTCTTCTTTTAACAAATGCAGAAGCCGCACCTTTGGTGGTATCTTTAATTTTTTTGCCTTTAAGAGCTTTACCAATGCCTTTTATCGCTGCACCTGCTCCTCTAATTAATAAACCAGCAACCATACTATCCTTTCCTTTTATGTGTCCCCACCTAACAATCAGCCAGTGCAGGGACACTCTCGGGAGTGAAAAATGAAAAAAATATTTCTCGCCCCAAACGATAGTACAAATTTACGACTTGCGCAACTAAAAAGGTGGTTCTTGACCGTTACTTACCGTTACCACTGGGCTCGATTCCATAAATTTTGTAGTTTTTAAAGCCTTCTGGGTCAAGTGGCGGTCCATAATAGAATGAGGTTGTCTCATCTGTTGTGCCATCTGACCATGTTTGATGATAGTGCTCATCTTCCTTAACTTCGCCCTGCGAGTGACAAACTTTGCATTGTTCAATGCTTCGTTCTCCTTCCCAACTTAGCCTTAGATATCCATTCCCTTTGCAATTGAAACATATCATGTTCTTCTCCTTTCTCATCTATAATGATGGTGCCAACGTTA